GCTTGTCCTTGACCTTCTTGAGCTTGTACTTGTGACTGAGCTTGTGGTTCTTCAAATTCTTGAGCTTGTACTTGTAGTTGAGCTTGTGGCTGATCTTGTGACTGAGCTTGTGGATCAACTTCAACTTGAGTATCAACTTGAACTTGTGGCTGAGCTTGTCCTTGACCTTGAGCACCACCCATAAGAGCGTTTCCTGGAATTTTCTCTAAATCTAAACCAGTTAAAGTAATATACTTTAACAACTCTTCAGCAATATCAACATCACCAAAAAATTGACGTAAGTTTTTACCTGTAGAATCTTTAACTTTCTTAACATAAGAATTAATAAGTGATTGTGGAATATCAACCATAGATCTAACCTTATAAGTATCTCCAACTTGTAAAACAGATTCTTTTACTGCATCAATAAGAGCATTTTCATTAACTTTTGATAATTCAACTTTTAAACTCTTATATGATTCAAATGTTCTAACGTATTTCATATTTATTTTAATTTTTTATAGAGTATATATTAATAAAAAAATATCATTTTTTTCACTTCCTACTCTTTTATTTTTATGTTATTTTCAACTTCTATTGTATCTTTCATACAATCACTCCAAACTTTAACATTATAAAAAGGTCTTAATTTTATTAATCCCCATAAATACTTTTTTTCCCAATCTTTATACAAAAAGGTAGTTAATTTATCATTAAATTCTTTTTTAGTAAAAGAAATTGAATCAGATTTTATATATCCACTTAAATTATAACACTTTTCTTTCAAATTAAAATATGACTTTTCACTCAAACTATCCTTACTAATAACAGTTGTAGTCAATAGAGTATCTTTAAAATTATATCTAGTCTCAATCACGTTTGTTATAAACTTTGTTTTTATTTTTAATTCTTTAGCTAATGAATCATATTTTGGATATAATCTTTTCAATTCATTAACAGTTAAAATTTGTTGTCTACTTTTATCTTCTATTAAAGAAATCATATTATTATTATATCTTATTCTATCTTCTCTTTCACTTTTATACAATTTAAATAAAAAGAAAATCATAATAGACATTACTAAAATAGTTCCGATAAAAAATGTATTTAATTTACTACTTAACATAAACATTAATTATTTTTTTTATATATAAAAATATACTATCTTTGCTATATATGAAATATAAAAAACTAATATCATTTGATTTTGATAAAACTCTATTCTTTACACCAGAACCAGAGTTAAGTAAAGAAATCTTTTTAAAAAAAACTGGAAACAATTGGCCTCACATGGGTTGGTGGGGTAAATCAGAAACTCTAAATATGGATATTTTTGATATACCACTAAATGAATGGGTATATAATCATTTTTTAAACTATTCCGAAGACACCGACAACTTTATTATATTGGCAACCGGAAGACTTAAAAAGATAGATGGTATGCTTAGTAATATTGAAAAAATATTGAAAAAAAATAAAATTGATTTTCATGAAGTTCATTTAAATTGTGGAGGTGATACTTTAAAATTTAAAACAAAACTTTTTGAGGATAAAATAAAATCTTTAGGTGTTGAAGAGTTTATTATGTTTGATGATAGAGAATTACATTTGATTGAGTTTGAAAAATGGGCAAAAAATCAAAATATAAAAGTAAGAATTATAGACGTAATAAATAAGACAGAAAAAACATTCAATAATATATAATAAAAAATAAAAATAAGTATGAGTAAAACTAAAGAACAAGTAGAATCACAAGTAGAAGAAATCTTGTCTAATCCATATGTTCTAATTTTAGAAAACGATGATTATAATTCATTTGACTGGGTAATCACATGTCTAATGAAAATTTGCAAACACGAACACGAACAAGCCAATCAATGTGCATTTATAGTACATCATAATGGTCGTTGTGATGTGAAATATGGCAATTATGATACTATTTCAGAAATGAAAGAAAAGCTTAAAAGTGCTGGTCTTTCTGTAACAATGGAAGCTAATTAAATAAAACCACCATATTAGTGGATTTATTTATTTTGACCAAACCAATTAATATTGTTATTATAATTTGGCTTTGGTCTAGTAATAAATTGCTTTCTAGCTCTCAAAACTTGTCCATAATCTAAACTTTCAACAAAGTCCGATTCACTCATACACTTATTAACGTAGTCCATAAATGATTTATCACCATTACCAAACTCTTCGACAAATTCTTTAAATTCTGGTTTACCAAAAATTGTAGTCATATTCACCAAGGTCATAACGGTATCATCATTACTATTACCATCAGCAGCATATCTAATATTACCAGATGAAGTTACATGTTTAACAAATGTTGTTATCTCTCTAATATTATCTTCGTTTGTAATAAATATACCACCAGATTGCATCAAATCTTGATAGTCTTTAACCATCATATTTTTATTATCACCAACTTTTAAACCAATCTTCTCCTCATTTGAATCTATTCTATGTTTATATCTAACAAAAACAGATGATCCATATTGATTATTACCCTCAAAAACATGTGGCATTTCCGCCAAAAGTGTATTACCATAATTATTTAATTCTAAAACAATTTTAACATTCTCAGTATTAAAATATTCAAATGCAATTAGGTATAATAGTTCAGATAATTGTTTTACCGAAATGAAATTATTTCGGTAAATAGCAATTTGTTCCAATCTGAAAAAATCTGTTATTGATTTATATTTAAATTTTTGACCTTCAATTAAATCTATTTCTTTTTTAGAAACTTTAAAAATATTAATAATTGAATAATCCTGACCCAACCCCTCTGATATATCTACCGATATAACTATTTTATAATCTTTTCTACTAATTGGTTGGTATATTTCATCACAATCAATCCATTTAAGATCTCTATAACTAAATTTTAATTTCTTAAACTCATCTAACTCTTCATAAACATAGTTCTTTTTAGATCTTAAAATATCATCTATTATCTCCTCTGATAATAGTGACCTACTACCATTAATAAATCTTAATCCATATTCTTGATTAAAAGCATCTTCACCACCAATATCTTTAACTGCTTCATCTTTCCACGTTGTTATTTCAGCTATAGATAAAATTGAATTCCAATTTCCATTCTTATCTTCAAATTGAATACTTTTTATATCATCAGATGAACATCTATCATTGTTATAAACATTAATAACATCTTTTTGTTGATCTAAATCAAAAGACATATCAACTTTTGTTATTTCACTCCAGTGACTTTTAATCAAAGATAATATATTAGATGATTTAACACCATGTTCATACATTTTATGATTATTTAATCTAATATATGTAACAAACCTACCAGGAACTTGATACCAATAAACTCTCATAGGTTTGTAGTTATTCTTCTGTGGATCACCATCAGGTCTCTCAGCATCTGTTAACAATCGATGAAACAAATTCATACCATTTGGAGTAGATGTAATAATAATTTTTGAATTTTGAACAGCTGATACAGTCGGAAAAGCCGCGGTATAAAAACTTTCAATAATATTAGAAGGAATGTGAGCAAACTCATCTAAATATAAAAGATCAATGGTAAAACCAACTGCTGGAGTCTTTGTTCGAGCAGATGTTTTTATTCTACAACCATTGTCAAAAGTTATTGATTTTTGATTCCAAACTTTTACACCCGGTTTTAAAAAGAATGGTAGCAAAGCATATATAGACTTTATCTTATCAACAACCTCAACAACAGTATCACCCTTATTCGCGATAAGCATTGCATTCTTATCATTATTAAATAATAAAAAATGTAATATAAATATAGATGATGAAATTGTATTATGTGATAAAATACCATTTGTATAAAATCGATGATTATAATGATCAACCGTTAAATCAAACATAGATGATTTAAAATTTTCAGTAAATATATTAACAACTCTTTGTAAACCACTCTCAGTTTGTATAAAATCGCCAACTCTCAAATCCTTTACAAAAACTTCATTATATTTATCATCAAATACAATATGATTATCAGCACAACACAACTCATATTCCAATGTAGATACTACATAATGTTTATATGGTTGTGTTATATGTATATCAGATACCGGTTCATATCCAGTATCCGTTTTAACCTTCAAATCTAAAATTGATATACTATTTAATATCTTTTTTGAAATATCATCCTCATCCAGTTCTATATTCCTATATTCATATTTCTCTACCAACTCTATTAAATTTTTAATAATTAATATTAGGCACTTTGTAAAAAATTTAAGCATTTTTTAATTGTTTCATTTTTATCTTTTCTGTAATCAGAATCCCATATTGTTAAAACATCAAACCCGTTTTCTATCGCAATTTTCATTTTTAACTCATCCCTTTTCCAAGTTTCTTCAGCACTTGGTCCATTTTTTTTGTAAAAGGGATGTGGATAATCATCTTTTTTATAAATTTTAGGATTTGCATGATAGCAATCACCATTATACTCTATAATTTTTTTCTTATCTATGTCAGTAAAATCATATACAAAAAACCCACAACCTTTTCTAGAAATATAATATTCTTTATTTTTAGTTGCAAAATAAACATTCTTCATACATTCATAAGAATACTCTTTTAATAGTATATAAAATAAGTCTTGCGAAACCTTTGAATAACCACATTTCATATTACCATTTTCTAATAAACTTCTCTGCCATTTTTCTTGTCTATCTTTCCATTTTTGTAACCCAATCTCTTCACCATATTCCTCAATACATTTCTCCAATGTGAATGTTCTTTGTCTATTACTCAACATTTTAATTGCAACTTTCTCCTCATAACCCCTATTTAAATAATATTGTAAATTAGTATTTGAAATTCTATCTTTAGTTGCTAGTTTTGCAAAATTACTTACATGTTCTTCAATATTTTCTATACCCTCATATTTTATAAATTCTTTAGAAAAGGGACTTCTACTTTTACGATCTTGCTCTGTGGTATTACTTTTATGATTTGGGTTTTTATCTCCCTTAATTTTAT